CAAATGTGCCACGTACATCTCACGAATTGACATCTTATTCAAACTCGGCTGGGACATCAAGAAGGAAAACACAAAGAAAAGGAACACATAAGCATGCAAGTTAGTTCCCATCGAATCATATGCATTCCCCATACACGACAACACACAATCAATCATACTCCTTGGTCCATCACTCCCATAAGGAATCTTGTAATAGTATTGCCAAGTGGGACGATATGGAACAATTCTCGCCACATCAGGCCTCTTGAAATGTTTGGGCTTGTTAATCAAATACCTCTTCAGGAACACAAAACCAGGAACACTAATCCCACCATAACTGTTCGGTACAGTTACGGCAGGAACATTCATATTAATGTCCTTAACATTCATGTCCAAAAACCTAAACAAAAATTTTGCAAATTCCATTTCGTTTATCAAGTGCGAAATTTCTTTGTGTGATCCAATCACATGATCATCTCCGTAAACAATTATTACAATCTTCCCCTGATTGAACCAAAAATCAATTCTATCCCTAAATGCAGGATTCATTGCACGGACATATTCAAAAAAGAAGAAGAACATTGCTCCCAAAATCCACGAATCACCATGGGAAGTAGAATATGCACCTGAAGGCATACCACCTAATATTATTCTCCACACGTTTCCATACATATGAGTCATTCGTCTTGTCAATCTTCTCAACACAAATTTCTGAAGATTCTGGTATACATACGTGTACTGATCCTTCTTAAAGTACACTCCTGCACTCCCAACATAATATTCCATGAACGCACGCTTCACGGACATATCATAATTAGCAACATCTCCATCAGAATACCTCATACACGAATCGTCCCCTTGCATTACTTCATAGAGTTGCAGAGCTCCTCCACGCCACCAAGGCATTCCAATCCTAATCATTTTCCCTCTTTCAACCATTTGCCTGTGATGCAACACATGCAACTCCGCTAGATAAACAGTATAAAAACTAATATTGTAATGACGCAACTTATTCCTATGATCAGAAACAGCCTTAGCAGTTACTTTACCTGCGGAGTTGAAGATCTCAGATTTCGGTGACGCAACCCAAGCCTGATCAGAGTCATCAGGAACTCCTTCAAATGCCTGTTCAACTAACTTAATATAATTCTGATACGCATACTGACGTTGTTCAAGCTTTCTGCCACTCACTGACATTACATACTTGATTCCGTGCTGATTAACGCCAGTGACCTTACCTGGCCCTGCTCTCG